ACTGGCAATGTCAGATTCAAAGCTAGAGAGAGATATTCTTTTGGTTTCTCAAACCCAAGAGCTGTCTTTGCATCACAAGGTGCGTAATCCTATTTTGGATTAAGTGTTTGAAACACTTGAGTAAGGGAGCTTCGGCTCCCTTTCTTTTTTCTTGTATTTAACATACAATCGAATAAACCGGGATTAACAAGTTGCACCAACTGGCTCGGCAGACTTACTCCAAAGATGGCGCAACATATTTAGTTAGGAGAAAATAATGGCTAAATCAACTTTTTCAGGTCCAGTTAGATCTATATCTGGATTTATTTCAGCAGGTAATACTGCTATTGTCAGTTTAACTGCTGATACAACTTTAACCGTAGATGCACACTCAGGTAAGGTACTTACTTGTAATGATGCTGATGGTAAATTTACTTTGCCCTCAATTGTTACAACTGCACCTAGCGATCCTACAGATCCTAATTCATTAAATAATTTAGGAGCTACTTTTATTTTTGTTATTGAGACAGCAGCAACTGACCTCGATATTAAAACTGATGGCACAGATAAATTTGTAGGTGGTCTTTACACTGGTGTTAACAATGCAACAGGTAAAACTTTTATTTCAGGCGCATCTAACGATGTTATAACTCTTAATGGTTCAACTAAAGGTGGTCTTGCAGGATCTATAATTAAGTGTACTGCTATGGGATCTGCTAAGTATGCCGTTGAAGGTATAACACTTGGCTCTGGAACTTTAGTTACACCATTTGCTGACGCTTAATATTAGGGGCTAATTATGGCAGACGCAGTAACTTCAACAACTCTATTGGACAGTGATAGGTTCGCTATAATACAGCTTACCAACACATCTGATGGAACAGGGGAGTCAGCAGTCAAGAAAGTAGATGTAAGCGCACTACAGGCTAATAGTCATGGTGAAGCTTGCACAAGTGTTCGTCTTGGGAAGATAGTTTATTCAACTTTTGGAATGAGCGTAAAACTTCTTTGGGATGCTACAACTGATACTATTTGTTGGGATCTTAATTCAGATTACACAACAGATGAAGATTTCACTGATTTTGGTGGAATAAGAAATACATCAGGAACTGGTAAAACAGGCGACATAATGCTTACAACGACTGGCCATTCAAGTGGCGACTCTTATGTAATAGTCTTAACTTTATTTAAAGATTACGACTAAGTTTTAATTCTATAGTGGCGACAAAACGAGCAAAGCCAATAAGAAGAACGACAAGAGGCTCTAAGGCTAACTATCGTCCTACAAAATCTGGCGCTGGTATGACCAAGCGTGGCGTTGCTGCTTATAGAAAAAAGAACCCAGGTTCTAAACTAAAAACTGCTGTAACAGGCAAAGTTAAAAAAGGGAGCAAGGCCGCTAAAAGACGCAAGTCTTATTGCGCTAGATCTCTTGGCCAACTTAAACGCAGTTCAGCTAAAACAAGAAACAATCCTAATTCTAGAATAAGACAAGCTAGACGTAGGTGGAAATGTTAGTTAAACAGAGGACAAATTATGTTTAAAAAAACTAAAGGCTACTCTAAAGGTGGCAAAAAAGGTGGAATGAAACCTAAAGGAATGGCTAAAGGCGGTATGACCAAAGGTTATAAAAAAGGTGGCATGACTAAGGGTTATAAAAAAGGCGGCATGACTAAAGGCTACAAGAAAGGTGGAATGACCAAAGGATATTCTAAGGGCGGAAAAGTAAGCAAGTAAAAGTGCCTTATTTATACAGTAACATACCCCACTTTAAGTGCTGGGTAAGGAGAGAGTACACGCATAACCATGATAAATATCATGGTGAATTTTTACATGCCATGGCTGTTGGTGTTACCACAATGCCAAACAGATGTCTTAGTTTTCACATTATATTTACAGGCGTAGAAGCTGATGGTGAGCCAGAGGACACAGTCCATGGTGGAGCTATGTGGGCTCGCATGCCTATAACAGCTTTAGTTGGCGATACACCTTTTGAAGAATGGGCAGAGCCAATGCAAGTTCATGATGCACAGCCTTGGGATTGTTCTTCGCATCACAATTCAGTTTATGTCATAGATAGGGCAACGCCATGTCCTTGGCTTGCAAAGATAGATGGCAAAATGTTCCCGGCTAAATATTACTTCACCGTTGATTATGCAGAAAGCGAGATAGCAGACGATCCAGCGCAACATAAAAGCAGTCATGTTTTAGAGCTTCTTGATGCAGGCGAATGGACAGGAAACATTGTAGCGTTGCCAAATAATAGAGTTAGAGTTACACATCCTGCTTGGTTTCAAGTTGGAGAGGGAGCACCTGACTTTAGACCTTCTCAACATATACATTATTCTAAATCTGATTTAGACTATACTTTAGATGTCAATCGAGTATTCGATAATTTATACAACGAGGATTAATCATGGCAAGTTCAGGTAGTACAGATTTTGAGCCAAACGTAGCTGAGTTTGTAGAAGAAGCATTTGAAAGATGTGGCCTGGAACTTAGGACTGGATATGACTTAAAAACAGCTAAAAGATCAATTAATCTTATGTTAGCTGAATGGGCTAACCGTGGTCTTAACCAATGGACTATAGAGCAAGAAACTGTCACTGTAGTACAAAGTCAAAACGACTATACTTTAAACGCTAACATAGTTGATGTATTGGATTGTTCTATAAGAAGAACAGTTAGTGGAACAACTACTGATTTACAAATGTCTAGAGTTAGTAGATCTGAATACTTAAATATTCCTAATAAAGCAAGCGAATCAAGACCATCGCAATATTTTTTAGATAAATTAAATACTCCTGTTTTAAAAATATGGCCATCACCAGAAAACTCTACTGATATTTTAGTATTCAATAAAATTGTAAGAATGGATGATGCAGACGCAGCAACTAATACCATGGACATGCCATTTAGGTTTTATCCCTGTTTTGCAGCTGGTCTAGCATATTACATATCTATAAAAAAAGCACCAGATAGAGCTGTCATGTTAAAACAAATGTATGAAGAAGAGTTTGAAAGAGCTTTATCACAAGATGAAGACAGGTCTTCTTTTAGGATTGCGCCTTATTTAAGACACGGATACTAATATGGCATATGCTTCAGCAAAATATGCAAAGGCTATTTGTGATAGATGTGGTTTTGAATATAAATTATTAAAACTTAGAGAAGAATGGAATGGTTTAAAAACTTGCCCTAGTTGTTATGAACCAAAACATCCGCAGTTAGACCCATTACCACATGTAATTGATCCAGAGGCTTTATATGAACCTAGGCCCAACAATGACCAAGAAGTTGGCGAGGGTTTCGTTGTCGTAATATACAACGACATTACAAAACAACATTATATGGATAAAGATATCATAGGATCTAATTTTTTATTGTCTAGAATGGATGGAGAGTTAGGCAGCATAACTGTTAGCACTGATGGTTCAGTAACACCAAGCCCAAGCCCTACACCTAGTCCTACACCTAGTCCATCTGTTACAACTTATACAGTAACTGTGGCAAGTTATTACGGCTCTAATTATTTCTACATTGATGGCTCTAGAGCTCCTACATTAAGTCTTACAGAAGGCCAAACTTATAAATTTGACCAGTCAGATAGCACTAATGGCAGTCATCCGTTAAGATTTTCAACTACTGCAAATGGCACTCATGGTGGCGGATCTGAGTACACTACTGGCGTAACGACATCAGGAACACCAGGGTCTTCAGGAGCTTACACTCAGATAGAAGTTGCAAGTGGAGCTCCTACACTTTACTATTACTGTACTAATCACTCAGGTATGGGTGGACAATTGAATACATAATATGAGTAGTCCAATTACATTATCAGAACTTAAAACGTTAATTCAAAATTATACTCAAAACAGTGAAACAACTTTTGTTAGCACTTTGGACGATATAATAAAAAATACTGAAGAAAGAATATTTGAGCTAGTGCAATTTGATTATTTTAGAAAAAATGTAAAAGGTTTGATGACAGCTGGTTCTAGATTTTTAACAACACCAGATGATTTTGAATTATCTTTTTCATTAGCTGTAATAAATACAAATGGAGATTATAGTTTTTTAGATAAAAAACATACTAGCTTTATGCAAGAATATTCTCCAGACCCAACAGACTCTGGTTCTCGTGGACTGCCTTTGTATTATGGAGACTTTGATAAAGACTTACATACAGGAACAAAGGAATCTACTATTATTATAGCCCCGGTGCCAGACCAAAATTATGATGTGGAACTGCATTATTTATATAAACCTAATTCTTTAGTTACAGATACAACAGGCACATGGATATCAGAACATGCAAGAAATGGACTCTTGTATGGTTGTTTAGTAGAGGCTTACACTTTTATGAAAGGTGATGCTGACATGATGAATTTATACGAATCTAGATTTCAACAAGAAATGGCTAGACTTAAAAACAAAGCAGAAGCAAGAGGTAGAAGAGACGAATATAGATATGACTCTTTAAGATCACCGGTTACATAAGGAGA